GAATAAATGAACTTGTTCGGAAGAAATTTCGGAAAGAAAAAGCAAGAAAAGCGTTCACTTGATCAAGCTGTTCAAGCATTAGCAAGTGTGGACTTCTATGACATGGTAGCGAGTGGTTATGTAAAACTTACAGATAATCCTGAAGTAAAGATCGCTGTGGATAAGATAGCAGACCTAGTATCTAACATGACCATTCACCTCATGGAAAATACGGACAAAGGTGACAAGCGAGTTAAGAATGAGTTATCACGAAAGCTCGATGTAAATCCTTATAAATACATGACACGCAAGTCGTGGCTTTATAAAATTGTTTCGGATCTATTACTACATGGTGATGGAAATTCTGTTGTCCACATTGGTATTGATACAAAAACCACACTCATCAATGATTTAACACCTTTTCAAATGCAAAGTGTGTCTTATGTGGAAGATAAAGATGGGTATCAAATTGAATACAACAACAAGCGTTATAAGCCAGGTGAGGTTGTTCACTTTGTGATTAATCCTGATCCAAGTTATCCGTATAAGGGTACGGGTTATCGGATTGTGTTAAGGGAATTAACGAAGAACTTACAACAAGCAACCAAGACAAAGAATAGTTTCATGAGTGGTAAGTATATGCCAAACATTATTGTTAAAGTGGATGCTTTAAATGATGAACTTGCTTCTGAAGAAGGTCGTGAATCAGTAAGAAATAAATACTTAAAATCTACAAACGCGGGTGAACCTTGGATTATTCCTGCTGAACTATTGGAAGTACAACAAGTTAAACCTCTCTCACTCAAAGACATTGCAATTAATGAATCTGTGGAATTGGATAAGAAAACAGTAGCCGGACTCCTTGGAGTGCCTGCTTTTTTTCTTGGAGTTGGAACTTTTAGTAAAGATGAATATAACAATTTTGTAAATACAAAGATTATGTCAATCGCTCAAACCATTGCTCAAACGTTGACGAGAGATTTATTAACTAGTCCTTATTGGTATGTCAAGTTAAACCCAAGAAGCTTGTACTCATACAACTTGACTGAGTTAGTAACCGCAGGTGGGGCAATGGTTCAGATGAACGCGATGCGTAGAAATGAATTACGCGATTGGGTAGGAATGGACCCTGATGATGATATGGCCGATTTGATTGTATTAGAAAACTTTGTACCAGCCGAACAGTTAGGCAATCAAGAAAAACTTAAAGGAGGTGAATGATATAGAAACTAGGGAGATGTATTTCAAAGCAGACTTTGAAACGAGAAACGAAGAAGGAAAAGAAAAAGTAATTGCAGGTTACTTTATACGATTCAACGAAGAGACAGAACTTTATAAAGGTGTATATGAAGAAATACGTTCTACTGCAATCGTTAATAGTTTAAAAGCTAATGACGTTCGATGCCTTTTCAATCATGACTCAGCAGTCGTTTTAGGAAGAACTGGAAACAGTACACTCCAATTGCGTGCTGATGATGTAGGTCTTTGGGGAGAAGTCACAATCAATCCAAATGACAAACAAGCTAATGACATTTATGCACGAATAGAACGCGGAGACATTAACGCCTGTTCATTTGGTTTTATCCCATTGGATGAAGAAATAGAGAATCGTAGTGATGGTTCTGTGAAGTTCATCGTAAGGGATATTGACTTGAAGGAAGTTAGTTGTGTGACGTTCCCAGCATATCCACAAACATCCATTTCTGCACGACAACACGATGTGGAAGCAATCAAGAAACAAAAATTGAACATGCGAAAGCAAAAACTAAAGGAGATGTTAAACACATGAGTAATCCGATTATCACAGCGGCTAAATTAGGTCGTAAACGTAGCGCATTAGATGTGAAGGTAACTGAATTAAAGGATGCACAAGAACGTTCAGAGTTGCTATTACGTGCCATTGATGACGCGGAAACAGATGAGGATATTGACACTGTTGAGAAATCCGTGGACGAGATTCAAGAAGAAATCCGCATCAAAGAAGAAGAGAAAACAAATTTAGAATTAGAGATCGCTTCACTTGAAAAGTCACTAGAAGAATCAAATGAAAAAGCACCAAAACAAACTGATGAATTAGAAGGAGGACAACGTAAAATGACAATCACTAATGAAGAAGTACGCGAAGGAATCAAGGGGTATATCCGTTCTAAAGGTCAAGAACGTGCAGGATTTACATCTGTAGAAGGTGGAGCGTTAATTCCTGTTGAAATGTTGAAACCACAAGAAGCACCAGCTGATGTTATTGATTTAGCTAAACTAGTAAATGTAGCAAAAGCAAATAGTGGTGCTGGTAAATATCCAATCATCAAAAAATCAGGCAACAAAATGATTTCTGTTGCTGAACTAGCTTTGAATCCTGAACTAGCTAAACCAACGATCACTGAAGTTGCTTATGACATTGAAACATACCGTGGTTATATCCCTGTATCACAAGAAGTTATTGATGATGCTGATTATGATGTTGCAGGAATGATTGCTGCTGAAATCGCTGATCAAGAATTAAACACTAAAAACGCTGCTATTGCAACTGTGTTAAAATCCGCACCAGCTAAAGCGGTGACTGGTTTAGATGGTATCAAAGCATTATTCAATAAAGACATTAAGAAAGTTTACGCTGTAAAAGCAATCCTTTCTTCTTCTTTATATAACGCTCTCGACACTTTAAAAGACCTTGACGGACGTTACCTATTACAAACAGATATAACTGTTGAGTCAGGTAAACGTTTATTTGGTAAAGAAGTAGTTGTACTTGATGATGATGTAATTGGAACTGTGGACGGTGACTTGAAAGGGTTCGTTGGAGATCCTAAAGCGTTCGCAACATTATTTGACCGTAACCGCGCATCAGTAAAATGGGTTGACAATGATGTATATGGTCAATTACTTGCTGGATTTGTTCGCTTTGACGTTGTGGCAACAGATGTTGATGCAGGATTCTATATCACATACACAGCTTCAGTTTAATAAATTAGGAGGTTAAATGATGAAAGCAAAAGTTACTACTAATTTCATTGATAGAGTCGAAAGCGCAGAACAAGGGAAAGAAGTTCTAAGAAAAGTGAATGATGAATTCACTCTTTCTAAAGAACGTTTTGAAGAGATTAAAAGAGCTGGTGACTTTGTGAAAGAAGTCAGAGTAAAACCAGACGCTAAAAAGTAGGTGATGCGTAATGTTAGTAAGTGCATTGGCATTAATCAAAGATCGTTTAGGTTTACGTTCGACTGTTCGCGATACTTATTTGGCGGCCATTGTTGACGGTGTAATAACTGAATTGACGGAAGAAAAAGGGTTAGTGCTTGTAGAGACTAACTCTTATCATCTGATGTTTGTTGTGGATTTAGCAGCTTGGCGTTATCAGAATCGTGATACTGCTGAAGGCGTTCCACGACATCTGCAATATAGGTTGCATAATATGGTGATTGGTAGTGGCTCATTATGAGTGAGCGCGCAAGGTCATGGGATCATGAGATTGAAATATTTAATATGATTAAAATGCCTAACGAAAATGGGTATCAAGTTGAAACGCC